AACTTAAATCCCATAAACTCTGTTTTTTTAGCGTTATACTTATTATACTTCCCATATCGTATGGGATAGTGTATATTACTTTTAATCATAAAGAAAGGATAAAGTATATGGCTTCAAATGAAAAGTGGAAAAGTGTTAGCGTTGATATTAAGACATATAAACAACTTAAAAAGATAGCTGTAGACGAAGATAGAAAAGTCGGACAACAAATTACAAATCTTGTAAAAAAAGAATATGAATCAAGATATGGTAGTGAGATCAAAGACATGGGTATTGGTTCTGCAAAGCAAATGCAATGAAAAAAGAAGTATATGTATATGCGACACAAGAAGCAGAAAACACACCAATAAAAATTAATATATTAGAACGTAATAAAGAATTTAAACATGACTTTCAGCAACATGAGATAACGACACATCAAGCTCTTAAATTAGCTACTGAAATATTATTAATGTTGAAAAATAAACTTAAAGACTAACTTCTTCCATGCGTTTACATAAACGCTCCGCCCGATTTGGCACCTGTTTATGCCACCTCGAGTCACGCATCTGATTTGCACTTTCCTGCCACTTGCCATCCATAACAGCTTGGATATGTTTGCGAAATTTACTATATCTTGGTCTACCTAGATTAAACATCATGTTTGCTATGATTTGTTTTACTTCTTCTGGTAATTTATCCCAATCATCATAAACTTTTTTACAGTCTTGTATAACACTTTGTATGTCTTGCTCAAAAAGCTCTGTTACTCTTTCTTCAGATACCTTTGCACCTAGCTCTAAATCAAACTCTGGTTCGTCTTCACGGCACAAATGTCCGATTCCTACCGTCTTTAGGGAAAGATGATCGAGATATGTTTCATACTTGACCCCCTCATCAATGATGAGTTGTTCTTTTAATTTTTCTAAGTCCATTAGACTAATCCTTGCTCTGCTAAAAATCTAGTTTGTGGATTTGGATTTAATATAATAGAAGCTCTATTATTAGGCTGCGTCACATTCACCTGGGCTATATCCGAATCTATGTTCGGAGCTGGTAAATTTTGTTGTATTTGAGATACTTGATCATCTGGTTGTGCATCTTGTTCTTTACTTTCAATATAACTTTCCAGTTGTTGTTTTGCATCTCTTCCCATATCTCTTGTAACTTGTTGAGGTGTTTGTCTAACGGTTGCAGACAGAGCAGATATAGTATTAGATATTGCTTTTGCAAACAAAGTTGCATCTGGTATTTTTTTACCAGCTTTTTGTGCTTTAAGTTTTGCATAATCATCTAATGTTGATTTGTAAAAGTTTCTCATACCTAAAATTCTTCCAAGAAAACCAAAACGTAAAACCGAACCTATATTCTGTAAAGGACTTGCAGCTATATTAGCAGCTATCAAATCACCTCCATCAGCTTTTCTTGCCAACAACTCTAATTGTTTACCAAAAGCCAACATATCTTTACCCATTTCATCACCAAAAACTACAGCTAGTTTACCATCTTCACCTTGTTTTATCAGTCTACTAGAAAATGCTTTAACAGCATCTGCGTTAGTTGTCTGTGTTGTACCAAAATCACCAATTAATTCTTTTAGATAAAAACCTTTGATACTTTCTCTTTTTTGTGAATCAACGCTACTTAATATTCTTCTTACTTCGGATGTTTTTGTTGTATCAAGCGTTAAGTTTGACGCTGCTTGCAAATCACCTATTTGATTTGTTCGTATTTTTTGAAATAAATTTAGTGATCTTAACCCTGCTTCTTCATTTGCAGCAGTTAAAACATCATTAAGGCTTCTAAGAATACCTTTTTCTTGTTTCCAAATATTTTCAATGCTCTCTGATGTTAAATCATTAAAGTTTGTTTTAGCAATTTTAGCACTTAACTCTTTTATTTTAGCTGCGTTGTTACCAAACAATACATCAGCAGTTCTACCTAATCTATCTATTTTCTTTTGAAATAATAATCCATTAAACTTACCTGCGGCATCAGAACCTATGTTCGTCTCTGTCATGGCATTACGGAGCCATTGACCAGCCAGTAGCTCTCTAAATTGTTCGGCATTACCAAAACCGCTTATATCTCCCTCTGCAACTGCATCTATAGCTTTTCTGAGTATTTCTGGTTTACCATCTTTAATTAAGTTATTTGCAAGAAAGTCAGCGTTTACACCTTCACCTATAATACCCTTAGAGCTAAAATCTTTAAGTGCTGCCGCTGATTCCATATCACCAAATATTCTATTTGTATTTTGAATTAAATCTCTATGTGCAAGAAGTTTTTCATTTAACCTTTGTACAGTGCCTGGTTTTAAAACACCTGTTCCAATCCTTTGTCCACCTTCTGTAATGTCAAAATTTCTAATTAAATCTTCAACTTCAATAGGTGTTAATTTTGCATCTATTTTTTTAATTATATCATTTATGTGATTGTAAGCACCTTGAGTGATAGCAATTGTATTACTTGTACCCTCTTGTCTAACACTATGATTCATGGTTTTAAGAGCATTTAAATCTTTTCTTAAATCAAGCAAACCTGAAAAAGACATTACGCGTCTTTGTGCATATTTTGTTAACACATCAGCTATAGCTCTATAATCTTTATTTGTTGCAGTGTTAGGTTTAGCTTTTCTTATATTTAAAGCCATTTCTGCTAAATCATTTGTAGGTATAACTTTGTTTTGAAATGGAGCTTGATTTATTATTGCAGCTATTTCAGCAGTGCTATCGTCTATATTTTTTGTTGCCTGTATCCAAGATTTCTCTAAAAAATCCAAAGCGTCTGCATCTAAATTTGAATTTTTAGAAGCCGCAGCACCCATGCTTTTTAACAAATCATCAAGTTGATTTAAAACTACATCTGCTGCTTTTTTTTGCGAACCTAATATCTTTTTAAACTGTTGATCAGATGCTTGTAAAATCATTTGACCAATATCTTCTGACGTTGCAGCTTCACCAACCACTTGTTTATATGCTTCTAATGTAGTTCTTATGCTTTCATCATTTGTTTCTAATCTTTTAGAAGTTCCAAATATTTTTTCGGATATTCCTGCAGTACGTCCTAATAATGCTGGTGCTCCAATGGTTTGTAAATTTGGTAATAATGGTGTTTTAACCTCTTTACCGTCTATTTTAGCTGTTCTTTCTAATCCACTTCCTATTGTTTCAAGCTCAGTCTCTGTTGGTTTTTTACCGCCACCAAATATTTTACTTACATAACGCAAACCTAAAAAGGGTGCACCTAAAACCGCATCTATAGCAAAAGTCGTAGCAACTTCTTTTCCGACATCACCAGCTACTTCACCAAATGTTTGATCTTGTAAACCACGAGCAGTTTCTACAACTTCTTCAGCAGTCTTACCACCACCAGCACCAAGTCCAGCACCTACGGCACTACCAAACAGTATACCAAGAGGTCCACCAGGTGCACCTACAGCGGCACCCTTAACAGCACCTGCTATACCACCAGTTAACTCTGGTGTAATGCCACTTAAATCTGCAAAGTCATACTTACTAAAACCTGACTCATCAATCAATGTAGGTTTATCTATGTCAATACCAATCTTCTTCGCACCAGATACGTTTAGACCTAAACGACCTCTATTATCACGAAAATAATCATTTTCTGTCATACCATAATTTTCTTTAAGTCTTGTCTCTTCACCTAATTTATTTTCGGCAAAACCTAAATCAAAACGTAACTTTGCGTTACGAATACCAGATGTTGTATCAATTTCTTGACCTTGTTCGGTTTCTTGAATATTTGTTCGGTCTGCTTTTTGTGCTCGTAACTGCCGTATTAAATCTACTATTTTTAACTTTTCTTCAATAGTAGGTGTCTCTCCAGCTATTTCTGCATCAAAAGTTAAATCTGGCAGTTGTATACGTATTTTACCCATATTAACCTGTTAGTATTTTATATAAAGGAATACCATCATCACTTGTTGAAATTGGCTCAAATTTAATACTTTTGCTTACAGTTCCTTCTGTTGCTAAACTAGCTATTAATTGTCTATCTATTTGTTCAATTGTTTTTCTATATTCTTTTTCAGTTAAATACATATCTCTGTCTTGAAAATCTCTTAATTGAAGACCAAGAGCTTCTCTTCTTGACAAAAATATTTCTTTAGTTTCTTTTACTTTTTTAGCTATCTTATTTGGATCAGTGAGTAATTTTAATTCACCAAGTGCTGTATTAATTCTTTCAACGTCTTGATTAGAAATACCATTACCTGTTTCTTGTGTTAAAAATCTTTTATATTGAGCTATAACTCTATCTTTTATCGCTTCTACATTATTAAGTCTTCTATCTACTTCGCCATCTTCATTCAGAAAAATAGAATAATTTTTACCAAATAACCCAACTACAATTTCATCATACGTAGTTAAAACTTGTTCACTAAAACCACTTCCCTTACCCAAATCTTTTAAAATTCCTATAATTTTATCAAGACTTGCTTCAGCTTCTAATGTATCTGTATAACCTTTGGCAAGATTTATAACATCTGAGCTTGGGTTTACAAAAACTCTTTGTAAATCATTTTTTCTAGTTGCAGTTTGAATTTTAATATTATCAATTCCTAATATAGGAGTATCTATTCTTGCTAAAATTAAATCATTATCTGGTTTGCCAGCTTCAATTTCTGCCTTAGTTATATCTTTATTTGCTTTTAAAGTTTCTATTTGAGTATTAAAATAATGATCAAGTATAGCTTTATTTCTTTCACCATATTGTTTACGCATTTCCTTTTGTAACTCAATCATGGCGTTTATTTTATTTTGTATGGCAGTATTTCTTGCAGCTTTATCTTTTGCGACCTCACCCAAAGCAAAACGACCAGCAGCTATTTCTTCTGCTTTAGCTTGTTGCCTTGCTTTTTCAGCTAATGGAAGAGCTTTTTCACCAGCTTTTCCAATTTCAGCCATTATTCTTCCAATATTAAAACCTTTACCTGCTTTATTTTGCATCAAAGCTAGTCCGAAAGCTGTAGCAGCAGTTCTTAAATCTGGTTTTCCTGATGGATCAAGACCAGTTGCTTCATAAAATTCTTGTTTATAATCTTTTATATCACCTATCGTTGGTATTGATCCTTTAAATACATTTTCATAATCATTTAAAGATTTATCAAACAAATCTTGACTAGCCTTATCATATTTATCAACACCCTCTAAATCAGGTCTAAAACTATCTTTTTGTAGTTCTGTAAACTCTTCAAATCCCTCCATTGTAGGAGTTAAACTTTGTTCGGAATCATCAGCACCGTCATCAACATCAACATTATCATCTACAACATTATCTGAAGTAACTACATTTTCTGCAGTTTTATCCTCCTTTTTTAGGATAGGTACATTTGAAAGCAAGTTTAATTTTTCTTGTATTTCATCTGGTATTAAGTTTAAATCTATACTTTTACCTGGCATAGGTGGTTTTATTATTTCATTATCATCAATAATTTCTTCAGTATCTTCTCCCGCAAAATCGAAATTTGCTTTTGGAAAAACAAAATTTAAACCACGTTGAATACCTTTTGGATCAGCTTTTGGAAAAATAAATTTTAATAAACTATCTTCAGCCATTATGCACTTACTCCTGCATTTTGTAGGGCTGTGTAAGCACCAACGCCAGACATAAATGGGTTAGGCTCTGGTGTTGTAACAGATTTAAATATTGATGGTATTGAAGCACTAGGCATACCTGACAAGAATTGTGATCCTAATTGTAACCTTGTGTAAGGCTCCATAATACCCTGTAAAATATTTTGTCTATTAGCATCAAGTCCTTCTTGTTGAAAAGCTCTTCCTATTCCACCTAAATTAACTAAATTTGTTAAATCAGCACGACCTAACTCTGATGTGAGTCGTCCTAAATCTCCAGTAGTACCAGCGAGACGATTATAAACATCACCCAAAACGCCAAATTTTCCACCAATATCTCCAAAACGACTACCTACCTCTCCTAATCTACTACCAAGACCGCCCATCAATTCTGTAGAGCCAAGAAAGTTTTTCATGGCCTGTTGAAAACCACCAGATCGTAACCCACTTAATGTTCTTGCCTTTTGATCTGCTGTGTTTCTTGCAAGTTCTGCTTCTAATACAGCACTACGACCACTTCTTTGACCTGAACCGATGCCTTGACCTCGACCTTGTAAATCACTTAATAATTTTTGACTTCGTAAATTTGCATCTCTCTCAATATCTTTTTCTGCTTGTTTAATAACTTGTTCTTGAAAAGGATCAAAAAACTTTTGCATACCTGCTGTTGGATCAGCTAACTGTCCTATGCCCCTAGATATTGCAGTTCCAGCCGCACCTATAGGTGATAATGCTGCACCTAATGTCGCTTGTCCTTGACCTAAAGCATTAGCACCAGCACCAATTTGACCTAAACCACTTTGCGTAAATGGTGCAAAAGACCCGAACATTTGTGGAGCATATGCAAAAGCCATTTGCTGTAAAGGGTCCAATCCAGCTACTTGAAAAGCAGGTAAATCTAGTTTTTTATCTAATAAACCTTTTTGTGTCTGAGTTGCACCATCAAACGTGCCATATAAACTGGATAAAAGACGTTTTTGTAAACCTTCGAGATAAGGTGGTAAGCGTTTTACCTGTTCAACTGTTTGAACTGCCATTATGCCATCCTCTCTAATTGACCCATCATATCATATGCTCTTTGTATGCCAAGTCTTTGATTGCCGTTACCTAAACCTTTAACAGCATCTTTAGTTAAAACAAATTCACCAGCAGTCAACATAGCTGGCACATCATCTTTTGTTCCTGATCCCTCTGATGGGTCTATGCCGCCATCGCGTCTAGGAAAATCCATCTCACCACCTTGTTGCATATAATTTATTCCACCAATTTGTCCGCCAGGGCCACCGAATCCAAAAGGTCTACGTTCAAAAGCAGTACGTGAATCTTCATCCTCATCATCAGAAAGTAACTGTGTTAACAATCCTGCAGCAAGACCCTCACCTAATTTCGTGTTTAACAAATTACCGATTAAACTATCTTCAAATCCTAATTGTTGTGCTAATTGTCCTGACATGGTTGCTGGTTCAAATTTCTTTGCAGCATCTATTGGTTTTCTAGTGATAGTTTTTGTACTATCTGGATCAATTTGATTTGCGGAAAACACTGATTGTGGTGTTGTTTGACCTGTTAATTTTGGAAATTTTCTTTGTGCAAAAGTACCGCCCACACCACCTAATAGTGCAGATCGTAAAGCATCTTTAGTATCTCCTCCTGCAACAATGCTACCTAAACCACTGGCTAAAGCATTAGCAATAAAAGGATTAGCGGCAAGTTTACCTAGACCTAAACCTTTCATTGCACCAGCAACTGGTGCTCCCAAAAAAGCTCCAGCAGCTACTGGTAAA